AATGCCAAATATCGTGTAGGTTGTACAGGTACACTCGATGGTACCCAGACACACAAATTGGTACTTGAAGGTCTGTTTGGTTCTGTATATAAAACTGTTACGACTAAGGAACTGATAGACAATGATCATCTTGCATCATTCAAAATCAAATGTCTTGTTCTGAAACATCCTGAAGAAGTTTGCAAACTGGCAAAGTCTTGGGACTATCAATCGGAGATGGACTACATAGTTAAGAACACACAAAGAAATGTGTTCATTAAGAATCTATCTCTATCATTAAACGGCAATTCGTTAATTCTGTTTCAGTACGTTGAGAAACATGGTAAAGAATTATATGCATTGATAGATAAAGAAAAGAAGAAAAGAAAAGTCTTCTTTGTTTATGGTGGAACTGATGTTGAAGTGAGAGAATCTATTCGTGCTATCACCGAGAGAGAAAACGATGCTATCATCATTGCATCATATGGAACTTTCTCAACTGGTATCAATATTAGAAACCTACATAATGTTATATTCGCTTCACCATCAAAATCTAGAATACGTAACCTACAATCAATAGGTCGTGGTTTACGTAAAGGTGATAATAAGGAAGAAGCAGTTCTATATGATATCTCTGATGACTTTAGAACTGGTAAATTTGTTAACTTTACGCTCCGCCACTTCATTGAACGTGTAAAGATTTATGATGAAGAAAAGTTTGTTTATAAATTCTACAATATCGAGTTAAAATCATGAGTACTGTGAAAATCGTTAGACTTGTTAGTGGTGAAGATATTATTGGATATGTTGAAGAAGATAATGATACTGTATTACTGGGTAGTCCCATGACAGTACTCTTTAAGAGAATACCTTCTTCTGGTAAATCAATTATGATGATGTCATATTGGTTACCACATGAAATTGTTGAAGAAGATATTGTTGAAATACCTAGAAATCAGGTATTGTTCATCATGAATGCAAAAGAAACTATAATAGATTATTATGTCTCTGCACTAGTTGAAGCGGATAATCTATCTGAAGAATCATCTTTGGAAGAATCATCTTTGGAAGATATATCTGATGAAGATATTGATGTAATGGAACTACTGAACAATATCAAATCTGGTCCACCAAGGACACTACATTAATCATATTCAAACGGAACACCGACATTATACGGTACCTTCCACCATCTTGTCAAGCATTATTTGAGGCAAACATACAATACCATTAATGTGTAGGTTGACATAATTGTTAAATGTGATATAATGAACACATTATTTTAGGATGAATACATGACAACAAAAACACCCAAACATTACGTTAACAACAAGGATTTCCTCCAAGCATTGATTGCATATCGAGAGAGCTGCAAAGAAGCACAGGAATTAGGAAAACCAGAACCTCTTGTTCCCAATTACATTGGTGAGTGTTTTCTGAAGATTGCAGAACACCTGTCACGAAAACCAATCTTTCTATATTACTCTTTCAGGGAAGAAATGATTGGTGATGGTATCGAAAACTGTATCATGTATTTTAGAAATTTTGATGAAACCAAATCAAATAATCCTTTTGCATATTTCACACAAATAATTTACTATGCATTCTTCCGTAGAATTGCAAAAGAAAAGAAACAGTTGTATGCCAAGTATAAAGCGACCGAACAATTCGGTATTTTGAATGGAGGTGAATTGTTTGAAGATGAAAATGGAAATCAAAAACAGTTTGAGTTGTATGAAAATATTTCAGAATTCATACAGAATTATGAAGATGCAAAAAACAATAAAAAAAAGAAATTAAAGGCAAAGGGACTGGAAAAGTTTATCGAAAAGGAACCAGAAGAAACCGATGAGTCAATTATTCCTGAACTTGATGAAGGACTTGAAGAACTATGAAATTTAAAGCAAAGTATATCAGAGGTGATGTAGTCAAAGATAATGAAACCTATGTATTAAAGGATAATACTACATTACAAAGATTGGTTATCAGCAGTACACAGTTGCATCCTGAAAAATCCACAAGGGGTCATTCGCATGTAGGTCAAGAAGAAGTTTATCATTTCATTTCTGGTCGTGGTGTGATGGAAATTAAATATGACGATGGAACTGAAAAGATATATGATGTGGAATCTGGTGACATTGTTCTAGTGGAGGATGGTGCATTTCATAGAGTGCATAATTCGTCATTAAAAGAAGATTTATATTTTGTTTGTGTTTTTGAAGGAAAGAGGAATCATTAATGAAAGTGGGTTTTTCTGCCAGTTGTTTCGATTTATTTCATGCCGGTCACATTATGATGTTGAAAGAAGCAAAAACTCAGTGTGATTATCTGATTGTTGGTTTACAAACTGATCCGACAATTGACCGACCGGAAAAGAATAAACCTGTACAATCTGTTTTTGAACGATTTGTACAGTTGCAGGCTTGTAAGTATGTTGATGAAATTGTAGTGTATGCAACAGAAAAGGAATTGATGGATGTATTGCAATCATATCCAATTGATGTTCGTATACTTGGTGATGAGTATAAGGATAAACATTTTACAGGTCGTGATTTGAATATGGAATTCTATTTCAATCGCCGTAAACATAGTTTCTCAACAACTGAACTCCGTAAACGTGTTGTGCAAATTGAAAGTGAAAAAGTTAAAGTATAAAAGTACTTTTAGGTGAATAATATGAAAATGATAATTCTTGGTGATACACATTTCGGATTGAGGGGAGATTCATTGAATTTTCATAGGTATTATGAGAAGTTTTTTGATGAAGTTTTTTTCCCTTTTATTGATGAACATAAGATAGATATAATTTTTCAATTAGGAGATTTGTTCGATAGAAGAAAATATATAAATTTCAATTCATTATATCTGACAAGGAAATATTTTTTCGATAGATTGAAAGAACGGAGTGTAAAATTACATACACTTTTGGGTAACCATTGTGTTTTTTATAAAAATACTTTATATGTCAATAGTTCCCAATTACTCTTGAATGAATATGAAAATATAACTGTTTACAATGAACCGACAACAATTCAAATTGATGAAATCAATATTGATATTATTCCTTGGATTTGTGATGATAATAATGAACAAACAGTAAAATTTCTGAAAAATAGTAGATCGGAAATATGTTTCGGACATTTTGAGCTTGCTGGTTTCGAAATGGATCGTGGTAATATTTGTAATGATGGATTCGATAAATCTAAATTGTCTAAATATGACGTTGTTTTATCTGGTCATTTCCATCATAAGTCTACTGATGGTCAAATAACCTATGTCGGCACACCTATTGAAATGACATGGGCAGACCATAATGATAAAAGAGGTTTCCATGTGTTTGATACTGAAACTAGGGAATTGACTTTTGTTCCTAATCCATATAGAATGTTTCATAAAATTAGTTATGATGATACTCAACAGGATTTTGATTATTGGAAGAATTTTGAATATGGTGAATTGAAAGATTGTTATACAAAGATTATTGTTGTAAATAAACAGAATCCATATTTGTTTGATACTGTAGTTGAAAATTTGTATAAGGTAGAAGTTGCTGATATTACTATCGTTGAAGATATAGTCGATACTGAATTGGAAGATGATGAAATTATCAAACAGGCAGAGGACACAATCACTATCCTGAACAAGTTCATTGATGGCTTGACATTGAATGTGGAATCTGATAAACTTAAAAAAATTATGCGTGAACTCTATGTAGAGTCTCTGACAACAGAAACTTCAGAATGATCATTTTTCGTAAACTTAAATTTCGCAACTTTCTAAGTACTGGCAACTATTTCACGGAGATTCAATTTGATAGGTCTCCGAATACACTAGTTGTTGGTACTAATGGTGCAGGCAAATCTACTATGCTTGATGCATTGTGTTTTGCCTTGTTCAATAAGGCATTTCGTAATGTTACGAAACCTCAGTTGGTCAATAGTATCAATGGTAAAGAGTGTGTTGTTGAAATAGAATTTGATACTGCTAATAAATCATACAAGATTGTTCGTGGAATAAAACCAAACATATTTGAGATTTATTGCAACGGTACATTGTTGAATCAGGATGCAGCATCACGCGACTATCAAGATTTTCTTGAAAAGACTATTCTGAAACTGAATTACAAGTCATTCACACAGATTGTGATTCTAGGATCTGCATCCTTTGTTCCGTTCATGCAACTTTCGGCATCCGACCGTAGATCGATCATTGAGGACTTGTTGGACATACAGATTTTTTCTTCAATGAATTCTTTGTTAAAGGAAAGAATTGTTGCAAACAAAGAACAGACAAATGACAATAAGTACCAGATTGAATTGACTAATCAAAATTATGGCCTACAGGAAAAACACATCAACCAACTGAAACAGAACAATCAGGAAAAGATTCTGGAATATGAAAATGAAATTCATGCCAATCTTGAAATGATTGAAACTGTGAATGTCAATATTCAGATTCTTAACCAGAAAGTGGTAGAGTTGCAACAGTCCATTTCTGATAAAAAGTCTGTTGAAGGTAAAGTAAAGAAACTGAATCAACTTGAGGCACAGATTGAAACCAACATTTCGAAGTTGAAAAAGGACATAGAATTCTTTCATAATAATGATACTTGTCCTACATGCAGACAGTCGATTGGAGAAGAGGTAAAGTGTGAACATATATCCAAGAACGAATCTAAAATTAAAGAGAGTACAAAGGGTATCAATGACATTGCAAAATTGATTGATAGTGAAACTATACGAATTCAGGAAATACAATCTGTACTTGATCAAATTCAAAAACATCAGGTTAAGATTGCAACGGATAATACATCTATCATTGAAATGAATAAGTACATTTCTAAGTTGCAAAAACAGATTGATGAATTGAAGAATACAAAGCAGAACCTTGACACCGAAACTGTCAAACTTGAAGAACTTAAAAACAAACTGTTGACACTAGAAGAAGAGAAACGAAAACTTATTGAAGAGAAATCTTACTATGACGCTGCATCTATTCTGTTGAAGGATAGCGGCATCAAAACGAAGATCATTAAACAATATCTTCCTGTTATCAATAAATTGGTGAATAAGTATCTAGCATCAATGGACTTTTTCGTCAATTTCAATTTGGACGAATCGTTTAAGGAAACTATTAAATCTAGACACCGTGATGAATTCAGTTATGCATCATTCAGTGAGGGTGAAAAACAGAAAATAGATATATCTCTTCTTTTGACATGGCGAGCAGTCGCTAAGTTGAAAAATTCAACCAATACCAATTTGTTGATAATGGATGAAGTTTTCGACTCTTCTTTAGATTCTAATGCTGTCGAGAATTTAGTTTCTCTTTTTAATGTTCTGGAAAATACAAATTTGTTTGTTATAAGTCATAAGGATTCTATGGTTGACAAATTTAGAAATATTATTAAATTTGAGAAACATAACAATTTTAGTAGGATTGCAAAATGAGTGATACGTTAATTATAGATACAGGTACTGGTTTTTCTGAACCCACCATGATCGAACCATTGCCAGTGTATGATGAAAACTATTATATGCTCACACAAAGAATACCAGATCACAATGTGAATATGTTGCCTAATCCTGTCATTGTAAAATTGGCACGAAGATTGCAATTGACAATGGAGAAATATAACGGCATTGGACTTGCTGCTAATCAATGTGGCATTCAAGAACGAATGTTTGTTATGAAAGGTGGATTTGTTTGTATTAATCCAGTCATCATCGAAGCATCGGCAGAAATGGAAAAAATGAAGGAAGGATGCTTGTCCTATCCAGGTTTGTATGTTACAATACCCAGACACAAGTGGGTCGAAGTTGAATTCTATGATGAGAATGGTGTTCTACAGAAACATCGTTTTGAGGGTGTTACGGCACAATGTTTTCAACATGAATTGGACCATATAAACGGTGTGGTGTTTACATCTCATGCGGGTAAAGTTTCTTTGCAACTTGCAAGAGATAGACAGAAAAAACTTATCAAAAAATTCAAGAGAATAATGAAATAATATGACGCAAATTGGTGATGTTGAAGAACAATGGAAAATCTGGTTGGAAGAAAATCCTCCAGAAACTTATATTGATGTTGATGAAGATATGTTGCGTCAACGAACGATTGACGATCTATCATTTGTGTCAAAGATGGATGTTAAAGAATACACACTATATCAGAAATGGTGTGAAGTGCATGACAAATATCCTACAATCAAAAATATGACTGTGTTTGGTGATGAAGAAGTTTTTCTTCAAGATCAGACTCAAAAAGTAATGATTGATGAGGTGAAAAAGAACATTTGGATTCCAGAATCTGCTGAGGATTATTTGAATCTGAAACCTGTACTTGAATGCACTGATGATTCTGGTGATGTTCTTAAAACTGGTATTGACGGATCAAAAGTTAAACTTGACAAGAAACGTACCAAGGAATTACCTGAGATTTGGAATACGGCACGAACATTCATTTCTACGATGAAGAACAATTCCAACATTGGACGTAATCTAAATTTTATGGTCAAAGACGATAACACTGGTAAATATCTTGGTGTTATCTGTATTAGTTCTGACTTTTTAGATTTGACACCACGGGATAATGTTATTGGATGGGCTCGAGATTTGAAAACGACTGGTGGTATGATTAACTATACCGCAATCGGTTCTACTATTGTTCCATTTCAACCTCTTGGATATAATTATGTTGGTGGTAAGTTGCTTGCTCTGTTGTGTTTGTCTGATGAAGTACAGAGACTTTGGAAAAAAAAGTATGGTGATGTTCTTGTTGGTGTAACGACAACATCTTTGTATGGTAAGACTAAACCTGGTGGACTTTCTCAATATGACAACCTAACACATTGGAACCCAATGGGTTTCACTGCTGGTTCAGTATCATTTGAACCTGAAAAGGAAACTAGATATCTTATTCGTGAATGGTTGAAGAAGAATCATACGAAAAAATATTTTGAATGGTATGTTGCGAAGAAACCATCTGGACAACCACATAAACGCGATCATAAAAACAGATCATTGAGTTTTGCATATTCTAAACTTGGTATACCGAAAGAATTGATTCGATCTGAACATGCTCGTGGGATTTATTTTAGTCCTTTGTATACAAATTCTTATGAATTTTTGCGCGGAGAAATCAAAGAGAATCAACTAAATAAAGCATTCGATACATCATATGATGCACTGGTTGGTATTTGGAAAAATCTCGCAAAGGGAAGAATTAAACAGTTAGTCAAGAAAAATAATGTTTCTTATGAGACACTTTTTTATGATTCATTAATTTATTTAAGTTGGGAGGAGACTAAGGAAAGATATCTATCACAGGTCGGCAGATGATACGAAACGCCTATATACTTATATGCGGTTGTTGTAGAACAGTTGGGGGTCCACCTTGACGGTAAGTGCAAATCTTACGAACCGCTCCAAATTTCAACCACTGTTGCATAAAAGCGACAGTGGTTTTTTATTGCTTGACAAACAAGACAACATCATGTAGAATAGAGTTTGTTGAGTGAGAGAAATATATTATGACATTTACTGTTGAATCTAAATCACAATTGGCAAAACTTCTGGCAACGGAGAATATCCGTATTGAACACCAAAAGATTGCTACTGCCAGTTTCGATCCTAAAAACCGTGTTTTGTATTGTCCCATCTGGGAAAATATGTCTGGTGATCTGTATGATCTTTTGATGGGTCATGAGGTCGGTCACGCTCTCTATACTCCACCAGAAGGATGGCACAATGCTGTATCTGGTCGAGGTCGCAATTTCAAACACTTCTTGAATGTGGTTGAAGATGTCCGCATCGAAAAGAAAATTAAACGTAGATTTCCAGGTTTGAATTCCTCATTCATTCGTGGATACAATGATTTGATGAATCGTGATTTCTTTGGAACATCGAAACTGGTTGTCAATGATTTGAGTTTCATCGACCGCATGAATATTTTCTTTAAGTCCTCTAGTAACAATGATATCTATTTCTCGAATGAGGAACGTGGTCTTGTTGATGAGGTTGCTTCTGTTGAAACATGGGAAGATGTTCTGCGAATCACTGAAGTGATTTTCGATTATTCGAAGGATGAACAATATCAACGCCAACTAAGTCAAGATGGTACCGGTGAATATTCTGCAATGGACGGTTACGAAGACGGTGATATAGGTGATGAACTTAATGATTTGTTCGAACAATTGGATGGTGAAGGAGAAGAAGAAAGTTCGGAATTTGGTGATGAAGAAGGTGATGATGAAGGAGAAGAATCGGAGAACGATAAACTGTTGAATCGTGAAAAACATTCACAACCAACACCAGAAGGTTTCGAACCAACAAGTTTGACGGAAGAAACTTTCCGTAAACGGGAAAGTGATCTGGTTTCCGCCGAATGTAAACCATATCTGTACTTGACCGTACCAGATCCTATTCTTGAAAATATCATTACACCTGTTAAACGTGTACATGAACTTCTGGAAGAATACTGGTTTTCAGAATATAGTGATCCTACTGGAGCGGTTAAAGCGTATGCACAAAATAATTTGAATACCTTCCGTTCTCGTAATGAACGATATGTGGGACTGTTGGCAAAAGAATTTGAAATGAAGAAGGCTGCCAAATCGTATTCGAAAACCAAAGTTTCTCAAACTGGCGATATTGATATTAATAAACTGTATAAGTATCGTGTTGATGATTCTATCTTCCGTCGAATGGTGAGTGTACCTAAGGGTAAGTCTCACGGATTGGTGTTGTTGCTTGATCGTTCAGGATCAATGAACAAAAACATGGCAGGTTCTATTGAGCAGATTATTGTTCTGTCCTTGTTCTGCCGCAAAGTGAATATTCCTTTCGTTGTGTATGGTTTCGGTAATAACTTGAATGGTCGATATATAGATTTCCCAACCGGTACAAATTCGAAATTTTCGAGTGCACCAACTTTCGAAAATAATCAAGGCAGCATCGCTATGTCCTGCGTTTTCCTGCGCGAGTATATAAACTCGAAAATGGGTAATGCAGAATTTAATCGCTGTCTGCGAAATTTGGTATTCTTGAAGAGTACATATGAGGGTGTTCGCGTTGATGGTTATAGAATCGGTGTTCCTCGGAGTGAAGGTTTGTCTAATACTCCTTTGAGTGAAGCAATGGTTGCAATGGTTCCTCTGACACAAGAATTCCGTAAAACGAATAATCTTGATCACGTAAACTTGATTGTTGTACATGATGGAGATGCTGACGGTAACTTATATTACAATACGAAATATACGATGAATGGTGAACAACGAAGCACACATTCTCGTTTCAATGTAACTAAAGAAAACGTTTTTGTAAAAGTCAAAAATAAAAATGTTCCAATGAAAGGTGAATGTGAATATGCTGCAGGTCGAAAATTCTTTTTTGACTATTATCGTGAAATGACTGGTGCAAAAATTTTCGGTTTCTTTATTGTTGAACCGTCAATCGTGAAATTGCGTAATTCTATTTCTACTAGGTATCACGATAAGGATGGTTTGACACCTCGAGCAATTATTGCAAAACAACATAATACTCGTGAAGATCGCATTTATGGAAATAATATTGCTAGATCGGTATTAGTATCGAATTTGATATCAGAAATTCGTAAAAACAAATTTCTTGCGTCGAATACTCCAGGATATGATACATTCTTCATTATTCCTGGTGGTGATGATTTGTCTATCAATGATGATGAATTGGAAGTGAATGGTGATGTTACGGTGTCAAAATTGAAAACTGCATTCATTAAAATGAATAAAAAACGACAAGTGAACCGTGTACTTGTTACCCGATTCATTGAAGGTATCGCTGCATGAAGTCCGGTCTGTGTTGTATTTTTGCAACACAGACTTGACAATTTTACTGTATCGTGTATAATTGATATTGTTGAGTGATTGATGGAGTCTATATAATGCGTAAAGTTGATATGTCTGTTCGTGAATTGTTTGTCAAGATTGCTTCTGCAACAGGTAAAACTGTTCTGACTACCAGTGACATTAATGAATTGTGCGAAGCACACGGATTGAAATATCCTCAGTGGTTCACAAAAGATGAAAAAAACCGCATCGGTCGTGGTAAATATCGCACACCCGGTGTTGTAGTTACAGAACCTGAACCTGAACCTGAATTGATTGATCAGGCTCAATTGCTGAAAATCACACCGACCACCAAGGCGTCCGGTAATCGTATTTCAAATGTCGTTACAGAACTTGAAACTGAGGATTTGGTTCCTCAAGTTTATAAAAATTATGTTCCGTTTGGTAACTATAATGATCTTGTGCAAATTCTTGGATCGAATAAATTCTTTCCTATTTTCATTACGGGACATTCTGGTAACGGTAAAACTATGTCTGTTGAACAGGCATGTGCTAAACTGAAACGCAAATTTGTTTGTGTGTCCATGACACCGGAAACGGATGAATCTGATCTTCTTGGTAACTATGTTCTGATTAACGGTCAAATGGAATGGCGTGATGGTCCCGTGACTGTCGCTGCTCGTCAAGGTGCAGTTTTGTGTGTTGACGAAATTGACTATGGTGCACAAAACTTGTCCTGTTTGCAACGTGTCTTTGAAGGTAAACCATTTCTATTGAAAAAGAAAAATGAAACGGTTACTCCTGCCGAAGGTTTCACTGTAGTTGCTACCGCAAACACAAAGGGTAAAGGATCGGATGACGGTCGTTATATGTTCACAAACGTTTTGAATGAAGCGTTTCTGGAACGATTCTTGAATACCTATGAACAAGATTGGCCACCTGTTTCTATCGAAAAGAAAATCATCAAAAAGGAAATTGCATCAAACGGTCGTGAAGATGATGAATTTGCCGATAAACTTGTTGCTTGGGCTGATGTGATTCGTAAAACCTTCAACGAAGGTGCTGCTGACGAAATTATTAGTACTCGTCGCCTTGTACACATTGCAAAAACATTCGGTGTGTTTGGTGATCGAATGAAAGCAATTGAATTGTGTTTGAATCGTTTTGATGCTGACACAAAGGCAAGTTTTCTCGAT